CGATGACTGTATCCTCGGAAGTAATCAAAGAGTCAATTTCCGATGTACCGTCCGAGGGGGTTGGAGTTGGAACGGTGTTTACTTCCTCTGTACTGACCGATGGAGTGTCGACTGAGGAAGGGGTGATATCCGACCCATCAATGGCCCCGATAACCGCCGACCCGAAGTTGGTGATTTGTGACGCTGCGTAGTCGCCCGCCTGTGCAGCGACCTGACCAACGCGACCAAACACGGACTGTACTGGGGCAGCATCCGAGGCCTCCGAATCCGAGTACCGCGTGTGGTGGTCGTCGCTGCTGACTGTCGACTGGTCGATACCATCGTGGCTGATTGCACTTTCGTCAACGGCGAGCGTCAGCTGGTCGTTGCCGTCGTCGTAGCTGGTCGTAATCGCATTGCCACCAGCCAATAGCGCGTCGACGGCGTCCCCGACTTCTTCCTCATCGAGGGCTGTCGTGTCGATGGTCAGCTGGTCGTTCGCATCGTCGTACGTCAAGCCGACCTTGTCACCGCCGGCCAGCAACGCGGCGACGACGTCCTCAACTTCCTCTTCGACCAGCCGCTCGGCGAGCGCGCTGTCGATATCCTCAAACGCGGCGCCATACAGTTCGGCCCACGTCGGCGTTGCATCGTACCCGTTCGTAGGGTACTCGATGTCGAGATTCGTCGTTGTGTTGGTGGTGTCGTTTGCCATGTGTAGTACTGAAAAATAGGTGAGTTAGGGCGCTGGAAGCCGCTCGAAGCCGTCGAAGACAACGTCGACGTCCCAGCGATAGTAGTCCGACCAGGCCTGGCTCTGTGGCGCTGCGTTCGCCAGTTCCAGGTGTGTGTAATCGATGTTGGGCGTTCCAGTGTCGGGATAGGTCCGCACACGCAGGATCGCCCGCCGGATGACCCGCACAAGCGAGGACCACGGCGCTCCGTCACCGCCAGTGTCGTCGACGTAGCCGAACTCGTCGTGGTCCAAGCCTTCGATACGAACGCCGGCGACGTGCTCGAGGTCGTGATCGTACTCAGTCCCGATCGGACTGGTTGATTCGTCAACGCTGGCGATTGACACGATGTTGCCCCGCGTCAGTTCGCCCTTGCGCTGTTCGATCTCGTCCTCGTTCTCGACCTCCTGCCGGTCGATCAACTCCAGCGGTGGCTCGTCCCCAGCTGCGCCACTGCCAGCCGGCAGACTGCCAGCGCCGTACTCTTCGCGAATGCGCTTGATCAGAAAGTCGACCTCTTCAGTCACGCCTGACCGACCTCCCGACGCAGCCAGTTGAGCGAGTCGCGCACCGCACGGGACTCCGGGATCCCAGAGACTTCGACCTCACGGAGGAACGCGGGTCCGTCGCCGAACATCTCCTCGAGATAGGGATACTTCGCGGCGTCGAACTGGAAGACCAGCAGCGGATCGCCCTCGACAGTGTGATCGCTGGTCCCGAACTCCATGAAGCGGAACGCCTCATGGGCCCAGGACCACTCGACGTGGATGGACGTCCGGTCCCGTTGCGAGTCGACGCCGGCGAAGCTCTCGATGAGTGAGTCAACTTTGTAGTCGCCGACACGGCCAGCGTACCGCTCCAGGCGGCCGTGGACGCGCTGGACGGACTGGAACACGAGGTTGTCACGAGCGCCGACCATCGTCCGTTCGACGCTGTCCAGCAGTGCCTGCCGGGCTGCATCGGATGGCGCGCTCGGGACCGCGATGTCGAGTGTCGCGCCGACCGGGTCAGTGGTGAACTCCAGATCGAACTCGATGCTGATCGAGACTTCGGAGTCGGCCACGTCACCGGTACACCTCTAGGAGTTCGTCAGCCTTGCTGCGCATCTGATCGGCCTTCGTCTCGATGTTGTAGACCGTCGCGTTGTCCGGGATCTGGACAGTTGCCTCTTCCGCGAACTCAGCGCCGGCCCGAAGAGCCACAGCCCGACGAACGTTTCGAGGGATGCCTTCGTGCCCGTAGCTCCATTCGAGATACACTGCGTTCGCGAACGAACCCAGCACGAACTCGTTGTCTTCGCCGTCTTTCAGCAGATTCGTCGTGTCGAGATACAGACGCGTCTGCCCGCCGTTGTTGACGCGTAGGTAGTAGTCCTCGCCCGACGGCGGCCAGGAGCCTTCGGAGTAGTCTGTGCTTTCAGCCCAGTCTTCGAAGGTTCCGTCTTCGGTCCGGACATGAAGCGCGGAGATAGACTCGCCATCGCGACGGGCGAGTTCGATTGCTGCGTAGTTGCCTTGGACAGTCTTCGGTGCCAGGCCGTCCATCTCTCCGTAGTCGGGCTCGGTGCCGTCGTCGGGATCATAATCGACCCACGCCGGCGGGTAGTAACTGGACCGGTCATCAGTCCCCGTCGTGAGGAACGCCCGCGTCGGGATATCTTCCTCGTCATCACGGGTTTTCGGGCTGGTCGGAATGTCGATTGCCGATGCTTCATCGAGGATGTCAGCTCCAGTTGGTGCGTACCAGTGGCGCTTGTACGTCTTCTCCATCCACTCTGTCTCGGCAGTGATCGCGTCGACAGCCAGCCGTTGGTCCTGGCTGATGTCGCCCGGGAGAGATGCCGCTCGCAGCGCCCGGCGGAGATCCTCCAGAGTACAATAACCGACGGGGGACATGGGTGGTTAGTCCTCCTTGTAGTCGTCCCACGCGTCAGGGTGGGCACTCGCGGCGTGCTGGCCGACAGCGTCGCCCTCGTATTTGTCACACCAGGGGCACTCGCCTCCGTTGATGGTTTCCTCGAGGTCGCTCATGTCGCCGGTCGGATCAGGTGGCTCGTCCTCCTGTCCGACAGTTTCATCGCCTGTCTTGTCAGCGACCTCGAATTCGCCATGCTCTTGCAGGTGTGCGGCCGTGTCTTCGTCGACGGTGACGGTCTCTCCCTGAGCGACGTCGACGTCGCTGTTGGTAAGTCGGTAGCGACCGGCGTTACCGACGTACTTGAGCGTCGGCATCAGGATCGCCCCTTGACACGGATACGAACGACCTCGCCGTCGACGGCCGCTGCGCCGGCGGCCTGCTCAGAGTGAGTGTCGTCGTAGACAACTAGAGCTTCGTTGTTGTCGTCCCACTCGACAGGAAGACCGCCGTCAGTCAGCCCTGACTCGAGAGTCAGGTTTTCGATACGACCGAGGTTGAGGTCACTCGGCGCGATCGCTTCGCCGCCGCTCGTGTACGATCCGTCGAAGGTCACATCAGCAGTGACCTCACGCTGGTTGCCGATCCAGCGGTGATCGTCGATGGTAACACTGGTTCCCATGTCAGATCACCTTTAGCTGGTTGCGACGTTCTGTGCGAGCGAGACGGCGTCGGCGGCCTCGACCTTGTAGTCGGTACGCGCCAGCAGGTTGTAGATGCCGTAGAGGTCACGCTTGACGACCGCTTCACCCTCCTGCGTGACGCGCATGTTGACGTCCCGGTGGACACCCCACACCAGATTCATCGGCGTGGTCAGCATGATCCGGTCGTCGGGGAAGCCGACCGGCGTGACGATCGGCCGACCGTACGGCGTGGGCTCCTCACCAGTCATCAGCATTGCGTCGCCGGCGGCTGTCGACCGGTCGGTGAGGTAGTCCTTGTAGTTCTGTTTTTGGTTGAGGCTGGTCATGTAGACGAGGTTCTCGGGGTTGCGCCGGTACTTTGGATCCAGCGATGTCATCAGGTCGCTGAAGATCGTCTTGTCGATGGTCGCGTTGCCGTGGTCGACGTTGGCTGCCGGGCCCTGCTGCTCGGCGTCACGGATCCAACCGTCGTTGATCGAGAGGAACGCGTCGCCGCTACTGGTGTCGCCGTTGAACGCGAGGTCCTCAGAGTCGACACCGAACTGACGGGCGAACTTCTCGACGAGGATGTCCGCTGTCCCCTCGCCCTCGATGGTGTCCTCGACAGTCTCCATTGAAACCTCCCACGGCAGCTCCATCTTGACGGCGTCCATGTCGATGGACTCCGTGTTTGGGTTGTTGAGGTTGCCCTCGGTCGCCTCAGTGGCTTCACGTAGGAGGCGCTCACCCACACCGATGCGGTCGATCTGCTGCTTGGGTCCCTGCAGCCGCTCGAAGCGGACCTGGTCCATGATCTGTGCTTCGTCCTGGGCGATCTGGAAGAACTCGTCGAACTGCTGGCGGTTCAGTAGGCCGCCGCCGGAGAAGTCCGACGTCGTCACCTTGTTGAGCGACCGCTCACTGGTGATGCGTTCTCCCGACATCAGGCGTCACCTCCGCTCGGGAGACCCAGCGTGTCATCCCAGGCACTGGAGTACTTTCGGTTGCCTCGCTCTCGAGCGCCGCCGCTGATCTGCTGGCTAGTGCCGGATGCCTTCGCGACGTCGTCGATTCGCTGGGCGTTCTTTTCGGTCTCTTCCTTGAGCGCCTTCGCCCACTCGGGAGCGTCAGCAAAGGCGTCCTTTTCGCCACTGCCGTCTTCGCCGTTGTCGCCCTCGCCGGCGGCATCCTTCTCGCCGTCGTCCTCGAGGGCTGCCTCGATCTGCTCGTTGTTTGCTTCGACCTGTTCCTTGAGTTCGATAGCCCATTCTGGGGGCGTGTCGTCCTTGTCAGTCATGTTGTCTCCGGTGGCATCTTTGCCACCGTCGTCGCCGCCACCGTCGGCGGCAGGGGTGTCTTTAGATGTCGATGCGTCTGGGGCCTCGGAAGCCGCTTCCGTACTGCCATCAGACCCCGTGAGCGCGTTGAGAAACGCCGTCGCCGCGCTGGTCAGCTTGGATTTTGCGCCAGGTTCGCTGGCCCCCTCGACGTTGACGCCGCGGTCGAGGACATTCCAGAGCCGTTGGGCATCCTCTTCGCTGTGGCCGCGTTCCGTGGCTTCCTCGATGAACCCGTCACGGTTGCCGAGGTGGTCGGCGAGGCGCTTCTCAGCCGTCGCCGCCTGTGCCTTCGACGTCGAGAGGATCTGGGCGTCGGGGACAGCGGGGATATCTACCGCGCTGACCTCCTGGATGATGCCATCGGTCAGCTCCCAGTAGTCCTCGACATCGACGTCGTCCGGAACTGAGACCTCTTCGGGGAGATCGTCGGGCTCCTCGCCGTTGTACTCCCAGGCGGCGTTGACTGCGCCGATAGAGTGGCCACCGAGGATGTCGTCTTCGACGAGGCCCCACAATTCATCGTCGTGGTAGCCCCACGTCTGCACCCACGCGCCGGCGTCGACCGTTTCGCCGCCGATCTCCGTGGACTCATCCAGGACTTCGTTGCGTTCGAGAGACATCCACTCGGACGGCCAGACGGCGTGCATGACGCCACCGTCCGCTTCGTCGACGTCCACGAATGCCTCGAACTGTGCGGCGAACGTCTCGATGGTTTCGGGGCGCTCCCAGTCACCTTGACGGTCAACCTGATGCGGCGTCATGACCACGCCGGTCGCGGTCTGGGCATCCTCGTCTTTGGCGACGTAGTCGACCCGTTTCTCGTAGTGCTGTTCGTCGCGCTGCTTGGTCATGTGTCAGTCCTCACTGTCTTCGTCGGCGCGACCGTCCGCGTCGGCGTCCTGTGTCTTCCGGGCTCGACCGGTCGACAGGACGCCACGCTTCTCGCCGCGCTCCTTGTCGCTGTTTTCGGTCATCGTAGAACACCCGGTCAAGCCTCGCGCGGGGAGCCGGGGACTCCCGCGGTCATCAGGATAAGCCGGCTACGCGTTGAGGAAGCGGTGGACCTGGCTGTTCTCGGTCGGTGCAGCCCGGCCCTGCTGCGGCCACTCGCCCGACGAGATGCGTTCGTACGGGTAGTCCATCCGGATGTTGTGGTAGTGGTAGCTTCCGTGAGAGGTCGCATCCTTCAGCTCTTCCCACGTCTTGGGCGGGACGAACCGGTAGATGTAGATCGAGTCCAGGTCATCGTCGCGACGGAACCGGATATAGAGGTCGTGGGACGAGCGGTCGTAGAGCCCTGACCGCAGGTTCGAGCTGTCAAACTGCATCGTGTCGACCTGGCTCTGTTTGAGCGAAACATCCGACCGCTTCCCGAGGCAGTTGTGCTTGGGTGGCGTCTCGGCACTACCCGTCGGGGCTGCCATCTCGCCCGGGGCCTGCTGAGGGTCTGAACTGGAGTCTTCGATATCAGCCAGCAGAGTCTCGCCTAGCTCCTCGTCATCTAGCGGTTCCAGCCCGAGCTCCTCGCGCGCCTCATTGACCTTCATAGCACCGCGAGATGCCGAGATGCGCGTTTGGGCGACGTTGGCATCAGTGAGCCGGGAGTCGACGCCGCGAGTGTGGAACTCGACAGTGTAGTCCGTCACTCCCAGCGCAGCGTGGACCGTCTCGTAGAGCAACTGTGCGAACGCTTCCTGCTTTGGCTGGATGACTGTCTCGATGTACCCCTTTCGCTGAGCCTCGGCGTCCGTACTGAACGCCCCACTCTTGATCTGTCCGGCCTCGATCGGCGGGACGTCGTGAGTCTTGAGGATCTCGTGCTCGTTGCGGTCCCGGAAGTCTTGGAAGCTGGCATCCTCGTTGATGCCGACCGTCAGCGGCTCGACGCGGATCTTCAAATCGTCCGCGTCGTCGTCCATGTTAATCTGGCCGGTCTCCTCCAGGAGCTTCTCTGCCTCGAGCACGATCGTCCGGTGATCCTCTTCCTTCATGCCGTGAAGCAGATCATGGATGTCCTTCCGTGCACCCTCGGTCAACTCGCCGCCCTCAACGATGATTGCCATTCGCGGCACCGCGTTGTTCTCGAAGAAGTCGATGTTGAACTCACGAGCCGCGTCGTCGCCCTGCACAGTCGGGATCGCGGGGACGATGTCGGGAGCGCCGTAGTGTGTGTACAACGGCGAGTGGTTTCGCTTGAAGATCAGTTCGTTCGCTGCGTTCGGAACCGAGCTGGCAGAGACGCCGGTCTTGCTGTCGACGAACGTAGGCGTGGTCGGGGACCCGTCGTTGTTGTACTGGACCGTCGGGTCGTCACCGCCGGTGATAGTCACCTCGCGCCCCTCATAGCGGTCGCCGGCGTTACCGAAGTACTGCAGTCGGTTCTGACGCAGCTGGACGTAGCCCGGTTCGTCGCGACGCCGTCGAATGGTCATCGAAGGCACGTGGGCAAGGCCTGTTGGAGTGCCGTCGGTCGCCGTCAACATCTCGATGGACAGCCAGCCGATCGCCTCGTAGTCCGTCCAGGCCATCTCCAGGACGTCCGCCGGCGTCGCTCGCTCTGATGCTTCAGGCCCGACCTGCCACGTCGAGTCCCCGCCGTGCCAGAAGTCTTCGGCGACCTGGCGCTGCGTCTCGTCAGGGTCGTCGACTTCAGGGTGCGGGACTACGTCGAGCCCGTAGCCAGCGACGTTCCGGGACTTCGAGAAGCAGCACTTGGCGTGCGTAGTATTGATTTCTAACAGGCGCGCCATTTGCGGTGGGTAGAACGGCGGCTGGATCGCCCCTCCCCGAATGCGCTCCTTGTACTTCTCGTCAAGCTGCTGGGTCTCCTCCGCCTTTGTTGCGACGTCCTTTGTGATCGAGCGGTACTTCGCCTCACTGTACGCGCCGGTGTCATCATCCGTCATGGTCAGATTCCTGAAACTCCTGTGTCGTCCTCGTCATCACTATCGTCGCCGGCGAGCGCACCGATGCCCTCGAGGTGGCGGATGCCCTGCTCGGCCATGTACCACCCCGCGATCAGGTCAGGCGTGTGGCCCTGCAGCTTCCCGTCGGAGAGCGTGAGACTCATCGCGGCCTGGATGAAGTCCTCGGTCCCGGAGTGCCCACGGTAGAACTGGATCCCGCCGTTCTCGACGAGCCGACGAAGCCGGGGG